TGCCCAGAATCGGGTTGTGATTTTGTATAGAAATGTTTCCATACGCCGCCCTTTGTCAGCCCCGCCTGTGGAAACCTTAGCATCTGTATTTCCAGCGTTGTACTTTGGGGTGTCGAGACTTGCAGATTAGGTCTTTCAACCCATTGCAGTTCGCTTTGATGGCTCCCCATCCCCACGGACCGACAGGCCACTTGTATTTGGTTCCTTGCCAGTGTCCTTCCCAGGCGATGTTGTCAACGACGCGAGCTTGTTGTAGTGAGTTCAGTCCTTTAGCGGATGAGGTGTTGGACCAGCGTTGCCAGGTGCCACGGGCTATGCCGAACATTCCTGTGTAGGACTTGGTGGAGTGGTTCACGTCGGAACCGGTTTCGCATTGTGCGAGGCGGCGGTAGAACGCCCACGGCATTACGAGTTCTTCGCCGTATGCCTGTGTTGTGGTTGGTGTGAGGGTGGATAGGGACAAGATGATGAGGGTTACTGCGAGTTTCCGCATTGGTTTCCTTTCGACAGGGGACAGGTCATCTAGGTTTCATGTGCCTCCTCAGGGGTATTGTTAAACGCATTAGACGATTCTAACCGTTCTAAAACACCAGCGAGTCCGTAAGTACCTGGGAAGATGTCATCCAACTGATCACCTGGTTCCCATCCAAGCATGGCAATAACCCATTCAAAGAACTTGTCAGGCTTTGCGCCCTTCAAACCTTTACGCATAGCGATAGCGCAAGACAGCCAATCACGGGTCATTGGCCGTCGATGTCTCATATCACGCCCCCCCCTAAAGATGACGGGTTCCCATGCGTATTGAACAGAAACATTGACTCGTATCTGATGAAATGTTTTTGTCCATGCAGCAACACGTACATCTTCGGGACAGACAGGGAGAATCCAAGCAAGGTCTTTGGGGTTGCAGGACAATGCCCAACCATCTGGGTATTCGTCTGTCAATCTTTGGATAAGAAGAACGTGTGCTTCTTTACTGTCGTACTCCGATGCGTTATCGTGATGTTCGGAATATTTTGATTTACCGTTACCCAAGTATGGTGGGTCGGCGTATGCAAACTTCATGTTCGCCCCTTTCTGTTTTACAATTAGGTCAGTCTAGCCTGAACAGTCTCAGACCAAAAGATTGGGTCATTCCAATCCGCAAAAGAATTCAAATCCTGCTGCGAAACCCAATAAGTATCAGCACTTCGTAGCTGTCCAACACTCATACCGGTAGCCAAATCAATCCAGCCAACCAGTAAAACCTTGTTCTCTTTCACGATGCACAAGATGTAGTCGGCAGGTTTGTCTTTCGGATGTAGGAACAGATGACCGTCTCGATGTTCTGTTGAACGTATCTGGTAGTGAGCGACATCACCTGGTAGGTCAGCTAGGCGTTTGTTGGTGGCGGGTTGCCAATGCCTATCGAACGCTTTCGCTACCGCATACTCGGCAATCATCCCGATGATGTCTATTTGCCAGTAGTTCTTACGTTCGTCTGATCCGTAGAACTGTGGCCGTTCTTTTGCGATGGATGCGATACGCCGTTGACAGCCTGCCATTGCTGCGTGGGCGAGTTCGTATTCATCTAGGGTTACGACGATTTGCACCTAGTAACCAGCCTGCTTCAACAACCCAACAAGAACCCGTGTCGGCAACACCGCATACCATTCACCAGGGTCGGTAGTGCCACGCTTCTTAGCGATAACAGCACCCGTGTCTGCTTTAGCGTTGACCATTTCCACTTCTAGTTCTTTGATCCAGCCAGCCAAATCTATTGTCTTATGGTTCTTTACCTCAAACACGATAGGCCCACAGCCGGTGATGTCGCCCTTGTCCACGGTGCCGTGCAAAGCTCGACGCTCCGCATAGGGGAAACCGTTATCTCGTAGGAACTTCACTACCGCAGTCTCAGCAGCAGTTCCTTTCTGTTTTGCTTTACTCATTAGACACCTCCACAGATGAAAAGATTTTGTAATACTCGTATGTCTCGCCTGTTTCTTCATTGGTATGCAGACATAGTTCCTTACGATGGGACCAGTTACCAACAATCTTGAAGCCTTCTTTAGTGGCACGAAAGATAATGTCTCGTTCAATAGTTTCCAAGAACTGCTTATGTATTTCTTCTGGCACCTTCATAGAAATGTCGGTAGTTGCACCGTATCGCTTACTCACTATGGCACCCTTCGTAAAAGTCTTGACCCCAAATCTCGATGGGGTGATACCCAAGCCTGATGCACATACGGTCAGCGTTATACACATCAATGCCTTCATGCACCCAACGTTGAGCAGAGCGTTTCCCGACAGCGTTCAAACGGTCATCAGCACGGAGACGCTCCACCAAGACAGACCCATCAAGACGCAACTGAAATGTGGCGACAGGTCGGCGGCTTTTCTTGTAGTCACTGTTTGCTTTACGGCAAATCTCGCACCGGCATTTGTATTTCACATAGCCGTTTCTTCCGTGGATCATCAGACATTCCACCAGTCTTTGTGTTTGTTTTCCCAACGGCGGTAATACTCCTGAACCCACTGCTTGTCCTTGTTGGGTTTATTGAGCAGGGCTACAGCGTGGGCAAGGCCGTTCATTATCTCGCGCAGTTCCTTGACTTCTGCTTTCATCTCTTTCAGTTGATGTCGAAGCAAAGTGATGCGGTCTTCTAACGAGTCGATGTCATGCGGCATCGTGTACAGCCTTCCAGTATTTCTCAACTACACCAGCGCAGTTAGGGCATCCGGTGTCATCTGTGATACCTGCCAAACGAAGACCCTTCTCACATTCAAGAGCAAGGTATAGAGCTTGAGCAATCTCTTTCCAAGTGTCACGTTCGTTGGCTACTTCTGTCATCGCATTGTCGTGGTCGTCGATGTACACATAGTCCCTCACTTCTCCAACTCCTTCTCCATCGCTTGTCGAACAAGATCACGAAGCAACTGTGACCGCTTGATGCCACGGGCCTGACAAAGCAAACCAATTTCTTCTAACTGTTTCGGTGTCACACGGATACCGATGATGTGTGCCGAAGCCTCTGATGCGTCAGGGTCAACTGTTCTTTTGTTAGCCATTACATAGCCTCCGACATCTTCTTGTATGCGGTACGAAGCTTGGCAAGGTCGCCTTCAGTCCACTTCTCTGAGTCACCCAAACCAGCAGCCTTCGCTACCTCGTCGGGGTTGATGCCACGTGCCTCACACGCAGACTTGAACTGGTTCACCTGGGCGATAGATAGCAAGCCATCAGTCTTTGGTGTGGTCTTCGGGGTTGCCTTCGGTGCCGGTGTAGGTGTGTGGCTAGGGATGTCATCCCATTCCTGCTTAGTCCACAACGACAGACAGATACCGAAACGCATAGCAGCATTACGAATGAAGTCCGATGCGAGTTCTTTCAACAGGTCAGGCTTGTTGTGTGCCACTGATCCGATACCGAGACGGCGTACACCGTGAACGGTGAGCCAGCCAGCCATATGTGCCAGCCCGTTCTCGACGCGGTATGCGGGCAGGCCGTCAGCGTCAAACGCTACTGGTTCCCATGACCAGCACGGGTCAATCTCGATAAGCATTTTGGTTACGTCGGCGTGACCAACGAAGTCAAGTTGGATTCCACCCTTGGGTAGTTTGCCAACGATGCGCGGGTCAGGCACACCGTATGTGGCGAGTACATCGCCAAGTCCAATAGTTTTCTTTTCCATTATTTTTCTCCCTTCAAGAGAAAGCTACGTGTTGTTGATGTTTTTGTGAACTGTGTATGCAGTTCGGGGTACGCTTCTTTGAACGCTTTTGCGTCAAAGGTGCTGCGTTCTTGTGCCTTCCAAGTGGCAACTGTTGTACCGTTGATGGTAGCGGTGTCACACTCGCCTATCAACTCACAAATCTGAGATTTCAAATCATCTTCCAACTGCTTGTATGAATCCAGTTCGCTACGCACATGACGAAGACGATCAAACAATTCAGCAGCAGTCTCAGGTAACTCTTGAATCTTGCTCACGCTTTTCTTGTAGCGGGTAGCGGTTGTTTCATACGACCACTTCACACCAGTAGGCATCATGCCTAACTCAATAGCGTTCAACCAGGCTTCAACAGCACTGACGTGTTCAGCCATTTCTGCCGGTGTAATTATCTGTCGATGCAAATGCAGAATCATTGACGGATCAAACACAGCCCACATCACTTCGTTGGTGTCTGCACAGATAGCTTGTTGGATACCTTGGATACGCCAGTAGTCAGGCA